TGGAGGAATACCCAGACTTTAAAAAATGGCTCACTCGTAAGAAGTTTAATTTATGGGTTCAGAAGTACTGTTCATTTATGGGATTTGAATACATAAGCGATACTTCCAATGGTATGCAATGGTTTATTATCAAAAGCGGAGTAGTAAAAGAAGAAGAAGATAACGATATAATGTTCTAATTATGGAAAAATTAATCGAAAATTTAGATTTTAAAGAGGTATTTGATATGGTAATGTCTTTAGAAAAATTTAGCATAACCGATAGAATTTCAGTAGATGGCAGAGGCATTTATTTTTTATGGAGGGATGATATTGTAAGTTATATTGGAATAAGTCAATGTATATCAAATAGATTATTTAACGGTAGAGATCCTCATTGCATTCAAAAAGATTTTAATTATTATTCATTTATAAATATTGAATTAGAAAATAAAGAATTAGAGTTTTATGAGTATAATTTAATTAGTCTTTTTAAACCTAGCGACAACGGGACAAACAGAGGTTTTAAAAATTTTGATTTTTTAGATTTATCTTATAAAGAAAAAAAAGAAGCTATTGATAAAAAAGAAGCTATTGCTCGTTGTATGTTTTTAGCAGATGTTTGGAAAATACTAGATAATAATTAAAAAATTATGAAACTAAGAGATTATCAAATAAAATTATCTAATGAGGCAGCCGATATTTTAAGGCGCAAAGGATTGGTTTATCTGGCGATGGAAGTAAGAACTGGCAAAACATTAACCGCACTCCAGACCGCTAAATTATTTCAAGCTAAGCGAGTATTGTTTTTAACAAAAAAGAAAGCAATATCTAGTATTCAATGGGATTACGATAACTTTGGATTTGACTTTGATTTAACAATTACAAATAACGAGAGTTTACATAAAGTTGTAGGGGATTTTGATTTAGTAATATCAGACGAACACCATCGATTTGGTGCCTACCCAAAGCCGAACGCAGTAGCAAAATTATTTAAGCAAAAATTTTCACATTTGCCGATGATATTTTTATCTGGAACGCCAACCGCTGAATCACACTCGCAATGGTTTCATCAATTTTGGGTAAGTGATAACAGTCCTTTTAAGGAATATGCAAACTTTTATAAATGGGCGGCAGACTTTGTAAATGTAAAAGTTAAGCACTTAGGGTACGCAAAAGTGAATGATTATAGCGATGCAGACATTAAACATATCGAAAGGCGCATTAAATACTTCATCCTAACTTTTACTCAAGAACAAGCGGGGTTCACTTCAACAGTTAATGAAATGGTTTTGGAAGTTGAGATGAAGCCAATAACCTATCAAATTATTGAAAGGCTTAAAAAAGATTTAGTTGTAAAAAATTCGCAAGGACAAATAATACTAGGAGATACTGGGGTTAAGTTAATGCAGAAAATACACCAGCTTTCAAGTGGAACGTGTAAGTTTGAGGATGGATCGAGCAAAGTTATTGATCACTCAAAAGCGGAGTTTATAAGGGATAATTTTAAAGAAGTAAAGATTGGTATATTTTATAAATTTAAAGAGGAATACAACGCCTTAAAATTGATTTTAGGGGATAACTTAACCGATAACTTAGAGGAGTTTAATACAACAGACAAATGTATCGCTTTACAAATTGTTTCTGGGCGTGAGGGAATAAGTTTAAAAGAAGCTAAATACTTAGTTTATTACAATATTGATTTTTCAAGTGTAAGTTATTGGCAAAGTAGGGATCGACTTACTACAATGCAAAGAAAAGAAAATGAGATATTTTGGATTTTTTCCAAAGGAGGAATAGAATATAAAATTTATAAGACAGTTTTGCAAAAAAAAGATTATACACTTAACCTATTTAAACACGATGCTGGAATCAAAGATACAAACCAAAATAAAAAAGAAGTTGGAAGAAAAGGGGTATTTAGTAGTTAAATTAATTAAAACTTCTTGCAATGGTATTCCAGACTTAATGTGCCTTAAAGATGGCAAAGTTATTTTTATAGAAGTTAAGCAACCCAGTGGCGTTTTGTCTGAATTACAAAAATTAAGAATTAAGCAATTAACAGATTTAGGCTTTGAGTGTAAAGTTTGGACTGATTACGAAGTCGATTTTATGTTAAAAAATTAGTTTAATAAAAAAATTCTTTTAATATTTGCTCAAACATTAAAATATAACATTATGAGAAAACATTTTTTTATCTGGACAGAAGAGAACCAACACTCTGAAAATTATTACAGAACCGAGGAACACGCTAAATTAAGAGCGGAGTTGAAAGGTTATGAGAATTACGAAATTAGAGAAGTTTATACGCGATGATTTACAGAGATTACAACATCGAAAGGGATTATACTTCAAGTGAAGTAGTCTTTGATTTTTTTTGGGAGCGAGAATATATGGGAACTGGAACGAGTATTGAACATTGTCAAAAGCAAATAGATCGTTTATGGATTATAGAAGCCTCAATTTAACATCAACGCCAAAACTTTCAAAGTTAGGCAGACCTTACAGGTTGTCGGCTATTGCTAAAAATTTACAAGTTTCCTGCAAATGGATTAATAAAGTTGAGCATTGGCATTGGTACTATTTTTTTATTTATACCGATGACAATAGCTTTTTTGGATTTGAGTTTGATTACAATGATAAATTTGTACAGAAGTTTAACCACGAAGAAACTCGTAAAATATTATTTAAAAATGGCTGATATAAGTAAATGCTCCGACCACCTTTGCCCCTCAAAAACTATTTGTTATCGATTTACTGCGCCATCAGACAATTTTAGACAAAGTTGGGTAAACACCAACCGAGAGGCGGATGCTTACAACTGCGATTTATTTTGGCACAATGGAATATGTAAATACTGCGGACAAAATGAGGGTAATCATAAATTAAGCTGCGCAAGGCATAGAGCTACAATTTTAATGAGTTTAAAAAAAAAGGATTGTGATTTACTTTAAATATTCAACTAGAATTGTAATATTATTTGATAATATAGTTATAAAAATACCAATTTCCAAAAGAGGTTATTTACAAGGATTGAACGAAAAATACATTTGGGATAAGTATAAACAATTTGGTTGTTTAGCAGAACTAAAATGGATGATTTTTGGAATAGTTTGTCAGAAAAGATATAACCCAGTTAAACGAGTACCGAATAAAGTTGTATTTCAAATAAAAGAATTAATACCAGAGTTTGATTTTGACAACTGCGATTTATACAAAGCTGAAAATTGGGGAATTGAAAACAAAAATTATATTTTACTAGATTATGGAATAAATGAAAATATCTCAAAATTATATAAAATATGAAGTATATTTTAATTGTAGCAGCATACGAATTTATAAGACCAAAATTGATTTGGTTATTTTATTATTTAATTAAAAAAGGAGAAAAATGATCCCATTACATTACCCGCAGAAATACGATGTTATCGACTTTGTGAGCGACAACGACCTTAATTTTAACGAGGGAAACGTTATTAAGTACATAACACGTGCCAGAAAAAAAGGAACGCATTTAATCGACCTAGAAAAGGCACTGGATTATATCCAACGAGAAATAAAAATAGTAAGAGAAAAAGAATTAAAACAAATTGAACGATGATAGGATTATTTATAGCATTAGGTTTTATAGCATTAGGTATTTTTTTGTGTTTTTATGAAACTTACGATTTTGCTGGAATGGGTTTTATAATTTTTTCTTTAATTTTTTTAATGATTCACGTACCTTGTTGGTTAGCTAAAGGTCATCGTTATGAAAGGCATTTAGTTGAAAGAAATTCATTTATAGAAAGTTTGAATAACGCTAGATTAAATGATAATAAATACGAACTTGCGGCAATATCCAAAGACATATTTCAATACAATAAAGATCTAGCAGTTTTGCAGTATGAAAATAAAGGTTTGCTAGGTTCCTATATCGATGACAGAATAATGAATTTAAAACCAATTAAATAAAACACTATGATTGCAGTACTGACCACAGATCAAAAAATATTCCAACTTTACCTTATGCAAGAAAACCTAACCTTTGCCGATGCTAGGCAAATTTGTAGAAAAGAGGATTTAGATGGCACCATTTATGATGATATAATCGACCTCGATCCAAAGTCAAATGTTACCGACTGGGTGCGAGTGAGAATAAAAAGTAAAACATTAGAAAATAATTTATAACTTTGATATGTGATTGAACAACTTGCACAAAGAGATAGCGACTGGCGATTGATGGCTTTCAAGATTACGAAGGACAAAGACCTTGCTGACGATATTGTGCAGGAGATGTACCTAAAAGCGCACACGTTCAAGAATATAAATAATTCGTACATTTACACCATACTTCGTAACTTATTTTACGATAGTTTAAAGACAAAAGAAATACTAATCGATGACTTTACAAGGTTTGAGATTATTGACGATGAATACGTTACGCTTCCGGAGTTTGATGAAATCTCAAAGCGGCTAACTTGGTATGAAAAGACAATGTTTGTTTGCTCAACATTAGAGGGGCAAAGACCATTTTCAAGGCAAACAGGTATTCACATCCAAACAGTTCACAGAATTAATAAAATGGTAAAAGAAAAACTAATATGCGTAGTAAAAAACCAAAACTCGGAACAATAGTAAAAGAGATTACAGAGGCAGTTGGAATTAAGCAATGTGCTAAATGTGCCGAACGACAATTTACAATGGATAAATGGACACACAAAAAGCCAATTTGTAAAATCGATTGTAAGGACTGCGAAGCGTTTAATAGTTTAGAGCCTAACATCCCAGCATTATACTTAAAATACTTCGGCTTGGATAACACCAATACCAAAAGCGAAAAGATAATGGCGATAATGGTTAAGGATTTGAATAAATTATTTAATAGTTAATTTCTATTAATTATGGATAAAAGAAAAGAAAACGGAGGCCACAGTACAAAAGCCAAAGGAATTGACAAAAGGAAAAACCCATATAGAGAGGTTATATCTGAAAGCCAAACTCCCGAAGATGTAAAGGCAGTTTTGAATATGCTTAAACACAAAGCAATAGCAGATCAAGATATTGCAGCAGCTAAACTATATTTGGAATATGTTGTTGGAAAACCAGATCAAACAATCGAACTCGATGGAGCAATTCCGATTGTTGATATGTCGCAATGGAAATAATACCACCAAAATTAACGAGTTACCAAAAGAGGATACTAAACTCAAGAGCGCGTTTTACTATTACCGAAGCATCGACTAAGGTTGGTAAAACGTTTTCGCATATTATTTGGCTATACGGAAAAGCACACGAAGGGCAAGATTTTCAAGGCCGCAACTTTTGGTGGGTTGCTCCCGTATTTAATCAATCTAAAATAGCATTTAATCGATTAAGAAGATACTTATCGGCAACAAAGATGTATCGCTTTAATGAAACAAATTTAATTATCTATTGCCCTAATGGTGCTGAAATACATTTTAAGTCGGCAGAGAAACCCGATAACCTTTATGGGGAAGATGTTTACGCGTGCGTATTTGATGAAGCACCGAGAGCAAGAGAAGAGGCGTGGTTTGCTTTGCGATCAACATTAACATCCACAAACGCACCTTGTAAATTGATTGGTAATTTTGGAGGCATATCTAATTGGGTACATAAGCTAAAAGAGAAAGCACGAAATGATAAAGAGTACGAATATTTCAGAGTTACTTGTTGGGATGCGGTGGCCGAGGGGATAATTGATGAAGAGGAAGTATTACAAGCGAAACGAGATTTGCCCGAAAAGATATTCAAAGAACTTTACGAGGCCGAGCAATCCGAAGATGTAGGCCAGTTAGTAATGAATGAAAGTATAATTAAATTATTCTCAAATGTACATCTTGAAAGCGGAGTGAAATTTATAACGGCCGATATTGCGCGACTAGGAAAAGATAAAACCGTTATTTTTGTTTGGGATGGTTTAAGAGTTTGCGAAATAATAGAGATGCAAGTTTCAACAGTTAATCAAAGCGTTGATGCAATAAATGAATTGGCCATAAAATACAACGTAAACCGCAATAATATAATCGTTGATGAAGATGGAGTTGGAGGTGGCGTAAAAGATTACTTAAAGTGCATAGGATTTACAAATAATGCTAGGCCAGTTAAGTATAACAACAAAGAAGAAAACTTTGTTAATCTTAAAACGCAATGTTATTACAAGTTAGCCGAAGTAATAAACAGAAATGAAATCTATATTGACTGCAACGAGTTTCAAGAAAGGCAACTTACAGAGGAGTTGGAAATGGTAAGACTAGCCAAAGAGATTGACGCTTCAAAAATTGCTATTATTAGCAAAGATGAAATTAAAAAGAAGATAGGCCGATCTCCCGATTATAGTGATGCGTTAATGATGCGCATCTATTTTGAATTAAAGCCTACACGAAAAGTAATAATAACATAAACAAAACAATATTTTTTAGTCTTATAAGTATGAGAGTAGTAATTCCAACAGATTTAAAGGAAATAACCTTATCGCAGTACAAGCGATATCAAAAAGTCGTAGCCGATAATGCAGACGATGAAACGTACATTTGCATTCAGATGGTCGCTATATTTTGCAATTTAGAAGTTGCCGATGTAATGAAACTTCCAGCGTTGGAGTTTGCAGATATCGTAAAAACAATTTCGCAAACGCTTGACCAATCGCCATCACTTACACGTACATTTAAAATGAATGGCGTTAATTACGGCTTCATTCCTAATATGGAGCGCATCTCACTAGGGGAACACGCAACGATCGATACGTGTATGGGTAAAGATGAATTAACCGAGTTGATGCTTTCAGTAATGTACAGACCAATCAAAAGAAAAGCGGGAGAGTTTTATGAGATTGAAGAGTTTACCGGAGATGAATCACTAGCTTTAAACTTCAACGATACACCGATGCACATAGTAAGAGGTGCAATGGTTTTTTTTTGGAGTTTATTCAACGAATTATTACAGACCACCCTTTGCTCTATTCCCAAGATGGCACAGAGGGAGAAGTTGAATTTGGCGGAAGTTTTACCGAACGATGGGGATGGTATCAATCATTTATCACAATTAGCCGAGAACTTAAAATTAGAATTTCAGACGTTGGAAAAGAGCCTCTTTTTGAATCACTCACGTTATTATCTTACTTAATCGATGAAAGCAAAGAGGAAGCACGTAGAATAAAACAAACACAACAAAAATGAACCAATACTACACTTGTTTAAACTTTATCCGAGATAGCATAAAAGGCGCACCTTTTGTGAACACGATCACGCAGGGAACCGATATAATCGACAACGTCAAAAAAAACATATTTCCACTTGCTCACATAAATATTTTGAATGCATCGGCACCCGGACAAAGTAACACTTTCACGTTTGAGATTGCGGTGCTAGATATTCGAAACGTGTCAAAGGTAAAATCAAATAATAAGTTTCTAGGCAACGATAACGAGATTGACAATTTGAATACTTGCCACGCCATTATAAATTATGCCTTAACAAAAATGCAGTTAACGAGAAACGAGTTTGATATTGAAATCGAAAACGTTTCAGATTTAACTCCGATCCTTTTAGAATTTACAAATATGTTAGATGGTTGGAAAGTAGATTTAACGCTTTCAATTCCAAACAACGCAATGAGTATTTGTTGTGAAGATTGATAATGTACAAGCAGCGTTAAACGAGTTCGGGAAACTTGTTATTGATCGGGCGAAGTCTAACTTAAAGAAAGGAGGCAAATACGGTTCACACAATACAAGTAACAAGTTGACCAACTCGTTAAGGTTTGAAACTAAAGAAAGTGCTAGAAGTATTGCTTTTGATTTTTACGCGGAGGATTATTGGAAGTTTTTAGATAAAGGAGTTAAGGGTAAAATATCTAGTGCAAAAGCACCGAACTCCCCTTATAAGTTTGGAAGCGGAACGGGTAAAAAGGGCGGTTTAAGAACTGCTATTGATAGCTGGGTAGTACGCAAAGGATTGGCAGGAACTAGGGGCGCAGATGGGCGATTTATGAGTCGTAAACAAATGGTTAGTATGATAAGCCGAAGTATATACTTAAAGGGTACACCAGAAACAAAATTTTTCCGAGAGGCGTTTGATACGACTTACAAAAGTTTGGATGAAAATATAGTTGAGAAATACGGTTTGGATTTAGAAACGTTTTTGAAATTCACGTTAAAAGAAATAAAATAATGGAAGTAATATTTGTCAGAAGTCCTTATAAAATTCTAGTTGATGAAGCCACGCAGGTTTACACTAAATGCGTAGTTGATATAATTGATCCTGCTGGAGTGTTACCAACTAAAACAGTAACACTAGAAAAGCAAATCCCCGATACAGTCAATCGAGATTGCTGGTTTAATATTTCGCCTTACATAAAAGATGAAATCGAGAATATAGCACCGAGCGCAATCACGCCAACGGATGAAGATGCAAATATGTGGCGCAAGGTTGAAGTTACAACATATTGGAAAGTAGATATAAACGATGAATGGACTGAATTAGAATTACAAGAGTTTGTTGCAGTAAATGGATATAACAATTATCAAGGCGGTTACAATCAATCAATTACTTCTGATGTTGTTTTATTAACCAATCCCGATGTAAATATTTACCGTTCAGATAACGACCAATATTTTAATTTACTGATTGATTTTACAACTGGAACGTATGATTTAATTTACAGATATAGAAATTTGGCGGGTACAACTATTGAAAATGTAGTTGTTATCGGTAGTGGTTATACCTCTGGAATTTATATGTATAAAGTTCCTTATCGAACTGCAGCTGCTGGACTTGAAAATGGCAATAGCGTACAAGTGAGATACGATACTTCAGGAAGTGTTCCAGCACAACCTTTTATTTACTTCTTAAACGGAGACGATTGTCTTTACACACCAATTAAATGCGCGTTTATAAACTCAAAAGGGGGTTGGCAATATCTAACATTCTTTAAAGCACGTACAGACAGCTACGAAGTAAAGAGTAAAGGGTTTAATTTATTAGCTGATGCAGTAGATTACAATCCATTAAGAGGGCAGCGCAAAGAGTTTAACTTTGATTTAAAGCAATCTGTTAAACTTAATACTGGATGGGTTGATGAAAACACAATCGAGTTACTTGTGGAGTTGATGACTAGCGAAACTATTTTACTCGATAACGAACCAGCAACATTAAAAGACAAATCTTTGCAAAAGAAAACAAGGTTAAGGGATAAAATGATAAATTACGAAATGAATTTTGAGTACTCGTTTAACTTAATAAACGATGTAGACTAATGGTAGGAATTTACATTTATATCGATGAATTAATTGACGGAGTTTTAACGCCAATTTCAAGACGAATAGAGTTATTTGCTGATGAAACAATTACTATCACATCATCAATTCAAAACTTTAATGATTTAGGAAAAATATTTACCGACTATTCCAAATCGTTTACGGTTCCAGCAAGTGCAGTAAATAATAAAATCTTTTCGCATTGGTATGAAAATTCAGTTAGTGATGGATTTGACCAGCGCAAGAAATATTTTGGTAGAATAGAGATTGACGATATACCCTTTAGGTTTGGTAAATTTCAGTTAGAGAAAGCCGATAAAAAAGATAATATGATTGAAAGCTATACTATCAATTTTACTGGCAATTTAACTCAACTAAAAGACAGTTTCAAAGAGGATAAATTAAACAGTTTAGATTATAGCGAATTAAATTTTGATTACACTCAAGCAAATGTAGCTGGGATTATAGTTGGTTTAAGCGCATTAAGCACTAATATAGCTTTACCTTTAATTGCAAATAACAGACGGTTTGAGTGCGGAACAAGTACCGGTTCAGATATAACAACAACAAGCGGAACTATTGATGCAAGGGATTTATTTCCAGCAATTCCAGTTTATAAAATTTTTGAGTTTATTCAAACAAAATACAACCTGAATTTTAGCGGAGTTTTTTTAGAAAGTATTATATTTCAAAAGTTATGGTTGTATCTAAAAAATGCAGAGGAATTTACTGTAAAATCGGAACCAATTAAATTAAATTTTCAAATTGCTTTTCCGATTCAAAATTCAACGATAGGTTATGTTGATTTGGCAACCGATGAATATATCTTTACTTTTAATAATTTTAATAATTCCAACGGAACAACTTTAATTGAATCCTATTTAAGAATAACGCCCACCGACTCCACAATATCTTATACTGTAAGAATTTTCGACAATGGAGTTTTAGTACAAACGTACGAGAATTTATTTGGTTTAGTTCCTATCTGTTTTTTTTCAAGAACTAGAAATCAAGAGCCAATTATAAACGGTCAATTTCAAACACATAGATTTACATTTTTTGTAAATTCAGATTTACCTATGACATTCAACGCTAATATTGAACATTTGAGAAGATGGAATGGCGGACAATTAAAACAATTTGCTTACATAAATGTACCTCAAACAACAACATCACTTTTAAACATACAAAACTACGTTCCAGACATTACAGTAGAAGCGTTTTTAATTGGTATAATAAAAGCACACAATTTAATGATAATTCCATTAAGCGAAACTTCTTTTGAATTTGTTACAATGGATGTTTATTTTGAACGTGGTAAAATTTTAGATTTAACAGAATACTGCGGAACTGATGAAGAACAAATCAGTAAACCTAGAATATTCAAGTCGATTAAATTTGCTTATGAAAAGTCTGAAAATATAATCAACAATTCTTTTCGTGGATTTTTTAACCGAGAATATGGCGATTTAGAATATGAAAACGAAAATATTTCAAGCACAGAAGTTTACGATGTTAAATTACCTTTTGAGGATATTATGTATGAGCGATATATTCCACCAATTACAACTGGCTCAACTGTTACAAATTTTGTCACTTCAACTTTATGGAATAAAGACCAGCAACCATACACGCCAAAACCTATTTTAATGTATTTTAATGGTAGAATTCCATTATTAATAGATGGAGTAAACACACCTATAAAATATAGTTTTGGAGGTTCGCTTTTTACTTCATCCGCATACAGAAGATTCACAAATGAAATTGAAATCGCAGGAACCGACCAATCATTTTTGTACGCTTTAAATTTTAGTAATGAATTTGGAGTTGTAAATACAGAAGCAGCACCGCCAAAAGGTTTATATGATACTTACTACTCGAACTATGTAGATAATCTTTACAATATTAGAACTCGAAAAGTAACGGTAAAAGCGATGCTAAATACTTCGACAGTCAATAGTATTCAATTATTTGACCGCATTATTTTAAAAAATAAACGCTACACAATTAACACGATGACAGTTGATTTAACTACAAAGGAAACAACCTTTGAACTGTTAAGCGATTTTCGCCAATTTAGAGATAATAATTTGGGGTTAAGAAATACAAATATTGACAATTTAGTTATAAATAATACAGAGCAGGAAATCGAGGTGCAGGTTTTTCTAAATGACGATGACTTTTGGAACGCTAAAGCATCATTTGGATTTTTAGCAGGAAGTTATTTTCAAGACGATACTTTTCAAGATGGTTTGTTGATAGTTTCAGTTCCAGCAAATGCAACCGCAGCAGATAGGACTGGAAATATAGTTATAGAATTTACAAAAGACGGAGTTGATAGGTCAATACAAATACCAGTTTTACAATATGCTTAAACAAATACTAGAAATGCTACAAATAGCAGAGGACTACAAAGGCAACGAGATCATCGAAACCGCAAAGGGGAAATATCAATATACAAATAATTGGGAATTATTTAAAAAAGCGGCAAAATGGCAATAGAAAAGGTTATTGATATAAAAGTACAAGGCAACGCAGACGAGGCGGTCGGATCATTACGCTCACAATTAAGACAAGCGCAGGCAGATGTAGCGGAGTTATCGGCAAAGTTCGGAGCGACAAGTCAAGAGGCTATTCAAGCGGCAAAACGTGCGGGAGAATTAAAGGACAGAATATCGGATGCAAAAGCCTTAACTGATGCGTTTAATCCCGATGCAAAGTTTAAATCTTTGTCCGCTTCACTTGCGGGAGTTGCTGGCGGTTTTGCGGTTGTGCAGGGAAGTATGGCGTTGTTAGGTACGGAGTCTGAAGAAGTTGAAAAGACACTTTTAAAAGTGCAGGGAGCGATGGCTCTGTCTCAAGGTTTACAAACCATTGGAGAAAGTGTTGATAGTTTCAAACAGTTGGGGGCAGTAGTAAAATCTTACACTATTGTTCAAAGAGTTAGCACCGTATTACAAGCGGCATTTAATGCGGTTATGGCAGCCAATCCAATCGGGGCGGTTGTGGTTGCGGTTACTGCTTTAGTCGCTGCCGGTTATGCACTTGTAAAAATGTTTCAAGCTAGTTCAGAGGAAACAAAAAGATCCGAGCAGGCGCACAAGGCATTAGGCAAAGAATTAAAAAATCAAGTTGAAGCGCAAAAAAATGCAACAATCGAAGCGGATTTATCTAGAGACGCACAACTTAAAATGGCAAAGGCTTCGGGCAAAAGTGCGGATGAAATTAGAAAATTATCGGTTGAGTTAGCCAATCAAGAAGTTGCACAAAAAATAGCCAATGCACAAACTTTGAGAGCGATTGCGATTGAAGCGATCCGAGTTGCTAATTTAGAGGATGCGAGCGAATCTCAAAAGACATTAGCAAAGAACGCATTAAAAGAATTTAACGATGCAAACGAGGCGGCAAAAACCGCATTAATCAATAGAAGAAAGTTACTAATTGATAACAAGGTTGCAGAAACGCAAGAGCAAACAGATTTAACTACAAAGGCAAACGAAAAATCAAAAGAGGCAGCCGATAAAAAAGCAGAAAAGGAAAAGGAAGCGCGTAAAAAACAACGTGAAGATTATTTAAAAGATGCCGAAGAATTGCAAGGTTTAATAAATAAATTAGAGCAGAACAGATTAGACAAAGAGGCAGAGGTTAAAAAGAAAGCAGATGAAATTCAACAAGGTCTAAAAGATAATGCGCTCACTCCTGCTCAAAGGTTACAAAAAAAATATGATGAGGAACGAGCAATTTTAGAAGCCGCGCATCAATCAACTTTATTGCTAGATGCTAAATTTTACACAGATAAAAAAGCATTAGATAATGCCGATATTGAAAACAAAAAAGCAAATGCAGAAACAGCAGTAGAGTTAGCAAAAAAAGAAGCTGCTGCAAAAGTTGCTTTAATGGATAAAACCGCAGGCGTACTTTCAAAAGGAGCAGACCTACTTGGAAAAAATACAGCAGCAGGAAAGGCAATGTCAATAGCAGCGGCAACAATCAACACTTATCAGGGTATTACTGCGGAGTTAGCAACCAAAACAGTTACACCTTTTGAGATAGGTTTAAAAATTGCAAACGTGGCGTTAATTGCGGCAACTGGATTGAAAGCGGTTAAAGATATTATTTCTGTAAAAGTACCGGGAGGCGGTGGCGGAGGTGCTGCACCATCGATGAGTGGAGCAGGTGCAGGAGGCGGAGCGGCACCACAATTTAACGTGGTTGGAAATAGCGGAGTGAATCAATTAGCGGGTATAATGGCAACGAATGAGAATGCACCCGTTAAAACTTACGTTGTAGCGCAAGACGTTACAAGCGGTCAATCACTCGATCGCAACATTATCCGAAACGCATCACTAGGATAAAAAGTTTATAACAAACAAATTTAATTCAGTCTTAAAGATATGCAAACGTACAAGGTAGTATTAAACGAAAACGACGAAAGCGGAATTTACGCAATTTCTTTAGTGGATGATCCAGCCACAAAAGAACTTTTTATTTCACTTAGTGCAGAGCAAACAGATATACAACTTGCAACCGCAAATGAGGAGAAAAGGATAGTTGTAGGAGCGGTTTTAATTCCAAACCAACTAATATTAAGAAACGATCCCGATGGAGGGGAGCCTTTCAATATTATGTTTGAAGCGGAAACGATTGCAGAAATTCACGAAAAGTTCATCAAAAACGGATTTCAAAATAATTCAACTATCGAACACGATGGTAAATTTATTGAAGATGTAACCTTTACCGAAACGTGGATAAAGGAGGATGAAGTACACGATAAGTCGGTTTTGTATGGATTTAAGCACCCGATTGGAACTTTGTACGGAATGCAGAAAATAAATAACGACGAGGTTTGGAACGATTATATCAAAACGGGAAAGGTAAAAGGCTTTTCAATCGATGGTACAAAATTCGGATTAGAGAAAATTAATTTAAATACTAACTATATGAATCTAGAAGCGATTGCAAATGCAATTAAAGAGGGGTTTGCAGCGATAAAATTATCGAGCGATAACCCAGCACCCGAAGTGGTGGATGTAAAACTAGCCCAAATGAGACTTAGCGATGGCGTTACAGTTTTAGAGGCAGAGAGTTTTGAAGCTGGACAAGAGGTTGTTATTGTAGCCGAAGATGGCACGACTACTCCTGCACCAGTTGGCGAACACGAATTGGAAGATGGCAACATCTTGATAATTACGGAAGCGGGAATTATCGCAGAAATTAAAGTTAAGGAAATGGAAGCTGAAGAAGTGGAAATGAGTAACGATGGAAAATTTGAGGCGTTAATCAAAACAATCGTAATGAATTTGTCTAGCGAAGTGGCTAAGCAAATGAACGATCTTAAAGTTGAATTGAAAGCGGAAATTTCAGAGGCAAAAGAAATTCAATTAAGCGCAAGCACAAAAGCAAAACCAGAAGTTAAAGATGCAAAACCTTTCGAGGCAATGACAGCTTTGGAACGACACAGAGAAATCAAAAAACAATTAAAATAACAACTAAAAACTAAAAAAAATGGCAATAAGCTATACACCAGTAGACATTAGAGGGGTTGCAGTAGAACCAATCCTTGAGGAAGTATTATTCGCAAATAAAACTATTAGCGATGGATACGTAACATTTAACGACAACATCAAAGCCGGTACAATCTTTACAGAGGCTGGAGTTGACGTAACTGCACAACTATACACAGGTAGTGCTTTGAGTTCAAGCGGAAGTATTAACATTACAGACCGTACAATTACACCTACAAAACTAGAGTACAAGCAAACATTCTTACAAGAGGCTTTACGTTCATCTAGATTTAACCGTTCAATGAATCCGGGAGCGTTCAACATTGAATCAAGCGAGTTCGCTTCAACTGTTTTGGCAATGGTTGGACCAAACGTTTCACAAGATGCAGAAAACATTTTTTGGGGTGGTATTACAAGCGGAACAAAAACTGCAATCGCTGCATTAACTCCGGGATCTGCACAAGGTTCGATGACTGCTGCAACACAAACTGCGGTTGCTGCTTTAACTGCTGGACTTGTTGATGGAGTATTTGCAAAAGTACTTTATGATAACGCTGCAATTGGTGGTTATATCAAAGTAACTGGAACAACTGTAACTGCTGCGAACATCGCTGCGGAAGTTGGTAAAATCTTTGCTGCAATACCAGCGGAAAACTTACTCGATACAGTTTCTCCAACAGTTATCTATTGCCCACGTTCTTGGAAGCAATTATGCTACAACGCTAACAATGCGGTTGGTGCTGCTCAACAAATCAACTTTGTAATAACTGGAGATAACTTTAACAATTCTCAAGTGTTTTACAACGGAATTGAATTGTTGTTCGTTCCTGCTCCAAATGCTTTGATGGCTTACGCTCAAAGAAAAGCGGCAGTATCTTGGAATACAGATTTACTTGACGATGTAAACAGATTTGAAGTAGGTAAATTGGTTAACGATGGCGATGTTCAATTTGTACGTTCAATCTACACATTGGCAGCGAATGTAGGTCAAGCTACAAAAGGAGTACTTTACGGAGGATAAGAAGTAACTAAGGGGGATTAGTTTCCCCCTTTATTTTAAATAAAAATATTATGGCATATTGTCCAATAACTGCGGGTAGACTTTTGAATAATTGTAAAAATCAAAGAGGAGGTATTAAAAACCTTTACTTTGCGAATTACGATTCTTACGGTTTTGTAGTAGCAGCGCAAGCGGTTACCGATTTGGGAACTTTAGACGAAGTTTTTAAATACGAAGTAAAAGCTACAACAAACGCACTAACAGAAACGGGTACAAGTTCTGAAGATAACGGAACTTATTTAGTGGCTCAATCTTTGGCGGTTACACTTCCAAAATTGGCGGCAGATTTACAAGCGCAAGTACAATTAATTTGTCAGGGCAGACCTTTTGTATTTGTAGAAGATTACAACGGTAATATTATGCTTTTAGGAGCAACAAATGGCACAATGAGCAACTGTACCAAAGCGAGTGGCGCAGCGGGAGGCGACCTCTCAGGATTTACACTTACCATCACTGCCGAGGAAGGTTCATTATCTCCTTTCTTAGATAACACTACAAAAGCTGAATTGTTAACTTTTGTATCTGCAACGGTTGTTTCTTAAATTTTAGCTTAACTTACTACTTAAACCCATCTTAATTGATGGGTTTTTTGTTACAAATCGATATATTTTAGTCTTATAAATATGATAGTCTTTTCAGTAGCAACAAATCACACGTTTAAATGTATCCCAGCTAGCTATAATGGTGGCGAAATTGTGTTAAATTTACGTGATGAACTTAAAAATATTACCTATTCGATTGAATATGATAATGTTTTTTACCAAAACTTTCAATTAATAATCACATTTTCGGATTTTCAGACCATCGAGGGGCAAAGTTTTGAGTGTGTAGTACTCGAAAATGACGCAATTACGTACAGAGGCAAGGCTTATGTTACTGCTCAAACAGATCTAGAAAACTACGAAATGAACAACGGCATTCTAAAAGTATAAAAATGGCTAATAAACCACAACAAAGAGTATTCGAAATTCAATTATCAAACTACATCCGCCCAGAAATTAAAGAGGTGCAGGGTAAAAAGTGGGTATTGAATGGGCGAAATAACGAATTTTACAAAACGATTATTGATGCTTATAACGGATCAACTACAAATAGTGCAATAATTGATAGTTACGCCAATTTCATTTACGGTAAAGGGATTAACTCCAACGAGAAGTTAACCAAACCGAAAGAGTGGAGCGCATTAAACACCATCTTTGACAAAAAAGAATTAAGAAAAATTTGCAAAGATTTTGAAATGTTTGGCGAGGCTTCAGTTGAAGTCAAATATTTAAATAATGAAGTACGAAAAGTTTACCATATAGCCAAAGAAAGGGTTGCTCCCGAAGTAGCGAATGAGGATGGCGATATTACTGGATATTGGTATAGTTATGATTTTTCAAATGTTCAAAAATATAAACCCGAGCGATATGATGCTTTCGGTTTTGGAAGCGGAAGCGGAGAGCGTTCAGAAATTTATATCATACGAGATTACCAAGTAGGGCAATTTTATTATTCAAACCCTAGTTATGTAAGTGGGTTATCTTGGGCAAAATTTGAGGAGGAATTTCAAAACTATTGTATTAAGCACATACAAAACGGACTTTCATTTGGGTACATTATTAATATGAACGCTGGAGTTCAAGCCAGTGAAATAGAAATAATGGAAAGCACTCGCAGAATTCGTGAGAATTTAACGGGATCAAATAAAGCTGGGAATTTCTTTTTAAATTGGAACGATAATAAAGAAAGTGAAATTACAATAACCGCTTTGGATGTTAGCGAGGCGCACAAACAATATGAGTATTTAAGCGCGGAAGCTAGGCAACAACTTTGCACCGCTCACAAACTTACATCACCGATGTTGGTAGGTATAAAAGAGGCAAGCGGATTCAGTTCAAATGCAGAAGAAATTAAAGTTGGATTTGCCGAGTTAATGATTAACGTAATTACGCCAAAGCAAGAAATTATTTTGGATGGCTTAATGGAAATACTAGCGGCAAACGGTATCAGTTTAGATTTGCAGTTTTTAAGTTTGAGAAGTGAGGAGCCAATCGCAACAACTACAATAGCACCAGCGCAGGAAGTAAAGTTATCTGCTGATGACTTTTCAGATTTAGGAGATGAAATAGATTTGAACGAGTGGGAGTTGGTTAGTTCCGATCCAGTAGACTACGACAAAGAAGAGGAACGTGATGCGGAAATGGAAAGGTTAAACGCTACAACCGTTAAATTGATGAATGTTGCAATGGAGGCGGTTAGCACTGGAACTGCACGAACTAAAAGCGTTTCCGAGCAAGACACAAAGTTATACATTACACGTTACAGATATAGCGGCAATCCAAACCCGGAAAGAGAGTTTTGCAAAGCTATGATGCGAGCAAATAAGTTATACAGAAAAGAGGACATCGAGTTAATGAGCCAACGAAATGTTAATCCTGGATTCGGAATGCGACCAAACCCGAATCAACCTTACGATATATTTTTATGGAAAGGTGGCGGACTTTTAAGCGATGCTTTTCCTTTCGGAACTTGTAAGCATTTTTGGGTACGTGAGATGTACAGAAAAATAGGAACGGGCAAAAATACCGCGGCACAACCATCAACTCCAGCAGATGTAAGAAAAGCGGGAGAGATAGCACCAACCAACCCACAAAAAGTCTATATCGCTCCTCACGATATGTAACCTACAATAAAAATTATTATGAATATTTGGCTTAGAGAAAACGAACTTACAAAAAACACCTTGCTAGGTGGCAATATTGATATTGATTTATATATTCCTTGCATTGCAGATGCGCAGCGCACAAGGTTGGAGGAAATTCTAGGAGAAACGCTATTTAATAAAATAGATGTGGACTTCGGAAACGACGATTTAAGCGGTTTATATCTTACTTTGTTTGACGATTACATTAAACCTTTTTTGATTCATCAAAGCGCAGTAGAATATCTTTTAGTGGGTGCTTACAAAATCACTAATAATGGCATTTATAAAACACAACCAGAAAATACTGCGGCAGTTGACAAAACGGAAGTTGATTATTTAGTAAATAACCAAAGATTAAAAGCCGAAATGTATCAGGGGCGTTTAGAGCGTTGGTTAATGCTAAACGAATTGCCAGAGTATTTAAGTGCAGATAGTCAAATTGTGCCTCCAGTTTACAACAAAAGTAGTATTTTAAATAGATGGTACTTTTTAGATCCGAATAACAACTATTTTTAAAATGAGAAAAGTAGACAAAAGAACAGAGGACAATATAAAAAAATTACAAAAGTATTTATCAAATGAAAACAGTAAATTTCACGCACAAACGAGGGGATACATTTTACCAAACACCGATAAACATAAAAGTAAATAACGTTGATCTCGATTTAACGGGTGCAGTTATTTTAATGCAACTTCGAAAAGAGGCGGGAGGCGTTATTGCATTAACTCCCGATTTAACGATAACCGATGCAGTTGGTGGCGATTTTCAAATTGACGAGCAAATTATCAATATTCCTGCTTGCACGTACCAATACGATATACAGATAACTTTGGCAGACGATACGGTTGTAACGTGGATTAGTGGATTGTTTATTATTAACGATGATATTTCAAGATAATGGCAGTAGATATAGTAATTAACGAAACGATTGATGTTGTTGATATTACGGTAAACCCTAATGTAATAGAGGTTAATGTAACACGTACAAGCGGAGGCGGAGGTGGTTCTCAAACACTAGCACAAACTTTAGATTTAGGCAATCAAACAGGTGGCGAAAATATACTTGTAAATAATGCCGATGCAATAGAGTTAGAGAACACTTCATCACTTCAAAAAGGAACTTATAATTTTGGGGGGAATGGTGGTATATCTCGTATTTGCTCAAACAATTACGAGGATATGTGGCAAAATGGATTTAGACACGTATTTGACCAAAGCGGATTTATTCGTAATTCAAGTAATGGTTTTGATTTAGTTCCTGATTCTAGCTTTGATGTAACATTGCGTTTTAAAGTTGGTTCATTTTGGAGTTTAGATAATGGCACAACTTACATTTGTACAGATGCAACAGAGGGCGCAGCAGTTTGGGAAATTTATAGCGTTGGTGCAACTCCTACACTTCAAGAAGTAACAGACGAGGGCGCAACAACTACAAATGATATTACAGTAAGTAAAGAAACTGGAACATCTTATATTCAAATTGCAAATAACAATAATACATTAACATTACAGGTTGAAAGCGCATTTGGTTCTTTAATTGAACTAAATGACCCTGACGCTAATAGATATGGGTTAATAAACGGCACAGGTTTTAGTTTTCAAGAATTCAGTTCTTTTGATGTTGCTTTGACAGAAGAATACTTATCTATTTCAAACCTAGGAATAAAACCGTATGTTTATTTAGGTGGTTCAGATGGTACTTTGACTGGTTCAGTTGAAATTAAAACTGATTTAATAGATGGTAATTACACGCAACAACTACCCGACAAAAGCGGAACTTTTGCTATGCTTTCTGATATTGCTGGAGGCGGTGGTGCTTCTATATCTTTTTATCTTAATGGTTCAGTTTCACAAGGCACATTTGGTGGAGTTGCATTTAGAGAAATGGATAGAACGCCAATTTTAGGTGCGGGTACAGATTTTACAATAAATGCAAATGGTTATATTCAATCTTTTATAACTGATGCTGGAGTTCCAAATCAATTAGAAATACCAGCAGGAAATTGGAATTTTGAAACTTATTTTAGTGCTTCAAGCGGTGGAGGTTCGCCATCATTTTACATTGAGTTATATAAATGGAATGGAACTACTTTATCGTTAATTGCAAGTAATTCAGCAAATCCAGAGTTTATTACAGGTGGAACAAATACAGATTTGTATGTAAGTGCCTTAGCAGTTCCGCAAACTACATTATTAGCAACGGACAGATTAGCGGTAAGGTTTTATGTAACGCATAGTGGAAGAACTATTACACTTCACACAGAGAACAGCAATCTTTGCCAAGTAATAACAACTTTCTCAACTGGTTTAACTGCTTTAAATGGACTTACAGCACAAGTACAGAATTTAGCAACTGGAACAAGCGGAACTGATTTTGGTATTGTTTCAAGCGGTTCAACACACACCTTTAATTTACCAAATGCTAGTGCTACAAATAGAGGTGCTTTAAGTGCTGCTGATTGGAGTGCATTTAATGCAAAGCAAGATGATTTTTCTACTTTTCAAAGAAAAGAGGGAATTATATTTTTTGATGACTTTTTAGGAACGAATGATAATGCTGGAATTGCAACATCAACTGGAGTTACAATGTCTGGGGTTGGTACTGGTTCAGTTACTAGAATTACGGGCGTTTATCCTAATCGTACAAATCAACAAGGCGTTGTGCAATTATCGACTGGGACTTTAATTACTGGAAATGCGAGTTTTAGATTGGGTTCCGTAAATACACCTACATTTTTTGTTGGTAGTGGTGCTATTTCTTACGAAATTTTAATCAACATAGAAACACTTTCAACTTTAGCCAATAGGTTTGTAAATGTGTTTGGACTTTATACTGGTTCAAGCATAACAACGAGCAACAATTTAATTAGTTTTATTTACGATGAGGGCGGAGTTTTTGCAAGTGGTGGTATTGGTGCTTCACCTAATTGGAAATGTGTAACAGGAAATGCGGGTACAAGAACTTCAACTGATTCAACTATTGCGGTAACTGCGAGTGCGTGGACAAAATTAAGAATAGAAATAAACGCAAATGCAACATCCGTAGGTTTTTACATAAATGATACTTTAGTGGCAACGAACGCTAGTAATATTCCAGCTACAACAACAGCAATGTATTTTTTAAACGGTATGCAAAAAACAACGGGATTGACTTCTGTTAATATGTACACTGATTATTTATCCTTTAAACAAACATTCACAACTGAAAGATGATAAAATATAAATACACACTAGGAAACCAAACTATTGAAACTTTAAACTTAAATGATATTCCACAAGGACTTTCATTTGAAACAATAGAGTTTGAAATAGAAATTGAACAAGAAGTAATTGCGCCAAGTTTAACACTTAACGAAGTTATTATTGACCTTGTTACTAAACAAGTTCAAGTGATGAGCGATGAGGAAAAAAGCGAATTATTAACTTTGCTAAATTCGTAATGAAAAAGATACTACAATCGATTTTAAGAGACATTAAAAGTTTAGATATGATAATACTTAACCGTTGGCATTTACACGCTCCTATTGCCTTTATTGCGGGTTGTTTATTATATTTTGCAATTCGCGAATCAATTACCGATACATACATTGCAACGGAAATAGCGTTTAAAATATTTGTAACAAATATTTTTAAAATCTTTGTTCCTAGTTTTATAGGGTTCATTTTCTTATTTTCTTTTGAATCATTCCAACAAAGCGGCAGAATTATTGGCGAACTTGAAAAATTTGAAAGCGATAAAGATTTGTGGGTTGGCGAAATATTTTTAATTATTGGAGTAATATTTAGTTATTTGTTATGGTAAATTTTTTTAGTGAATATTGGGAGGCAATTTTAGCAGCATTAAGCGCACCAGTTGCGTGGTTCTTTGGAGGTAGAGCAAAGCAAAGACAAGATGCGGTTTCAACTATGAAAACGATGTACGATGATTTTCTTTTAGTTTACCAATCTCGAATGAATGAAGTAATGCAGGAAGTTACCGATTTAAAGAAGCACAATCTTACCTTGCAAAGAGAATTTAATGATATTCAAAAACTACACGCAAAAGAATTGCAAAAATCTCAAAAGTTGGCAAAAGATTATGAGCAGTTGAAAGGGTTGTATGACCGATTAAAAACGGACTTCGATAACTACAAAAAATTAAAGTAATGAAGCTAGACGAAAGCGGATATAAATTAATTCAAGAGTTTGAGGGATTGTCTTTAGTTCCGTATTTGTGTAGTGCCAAAGTAGCCACGATAGCTTACGGATCGACATTTTACCCTAGCGGAAAAAAAGTTACTATGCAAGACCAGCCGATAAGTTTGGCAACTGCTAAATGGATGCTAAAAGAAACTGCCGATAAATTTGCTACCGATGTTGACAAATTAATAAAATCAAAACTCACACAAAACCAGTTCAACGCTTTAGTTAGCTTTGCCTTTAATTTGGGGATAACTGCACTAGGTCGCAGCACACTACTTAAAAAGGTTAACATTAACCCAAGCGATCAAACAATCGCTGCGGAGTTTGCAAAATGGAATAAGGCGGGAGGCAAAGTGCTTAACGGACTGACTAAAAGGCGTGCAAAAGAAGCTAAATTGTATTTTGCATAGATAAAATACTATATTTGTTGAACTTAAACAACAAAATATTATGAGCGTAAAAGGAAACCAAAACGCGGCAACTTACAAAAAGGATATTATTTTATCGTATTTGCAAAAGTTTCCAAAAGCCACAACGATGGCGATTTGCAGAATGATTTTTACTGAAAACCCTTTGGACTTTACAAGTTTGGAGGGAGTTCGTGGAATGGTGCGGCAATACAGATGCGAAAGTAAAAAAAATTCAAAAGTATCTCCGACTGCGGTAAGAACACCCGAAGAAAAAAAGTTGGCAATGCGTGGCATTAGCGAACTGCCAGAAACAGACTACCAAAAGACAGAACCTTTTATTATTCCACGAGGTCAAAATAACATCCTAGTGCTTTCCGATATTCATTTGCCTTACCAAGACAATGAAGCACTTACATTAGCTTTGAATTACGGACTTGAAAATAAGGTTAATGCGGTTTATTTAAACGGAGATACGATTGACATGTACCAAGCGAGCCGATTTACAAAAGATAGGCGATTGCGTGATCTAGCTGGGGAGTTAGAAATAACTAGAAACTTTTTAAAACTTCTGCAAGAGATGTTTAAATGTCCGATTTATTTTAAAATCGGGAACCACGAGGCGAGATGGGAACATTTTTTGATGTTAAAGGCACCCGAGTTATTGGGAATTGATGACTTTAAACTTGAGCAGATTTTAAGGTTCAGAGAGTTTGGAGTTACGCTTGTAAAAGACAAACAGATTGCAATGGCTGGGAAACTTCCCATACTTCACGGACACGAATGGTACGGAGGATTTGCTCCTCCAGTTAATCCAGCTAGGGGATTGTTTTTAAAAGCTAAAGAGAGTGCATTAGTGGGGCATCATCATAGAACAAGCGAACATACCGAGAAAAGTTTGAGCGGAAACGTGGTTACAACGTGGTCAACTGGCTGCCTTTGCGGATTAGAGCCAGAGTATGCGCCTTATAATAATTATAATCACGGATTTGCACACGTGAAAACTGATAAAGATGGTAATTATGAGCTTAAAAACATTCGCATTATTAACTATAAAATCGTTTAATATGAAATATTTAATACTTGCGTTTCTTATTGTTTCCTGCGGGGCAAAAAAAGTAGATAAAAGCGACAAAAAAACCGATAGTATTTCCAAAACTATTGCAGTTACCAAAACAGATAGCACTTCCACCGATAGCACTTCGATTAAATTTGACGTAGTTAGTGAGGAAATAATTATCGAGGCAGTTGATAGTACAAAACCAATCGAAATAATAAATAATGAGGGTAAAGTAACAAAGTACAAAAATGCGCGTATAAGCAAGAAAAAAAGAAAAGACAATACAATAGTTGTAAACGAGAAAAGCGTGTCTAAAATCGTCGTTGATTCACTCACAAACGAGATTGAAGTCAATAAAGTTGAAAGCACAAAGATTGTTTATAAAGAACAATTTAATTGGAGTACTTTTATAATTCAACTTTGGTGGTTGTGGCTCTTGATTTTATTGGCTATTTATCTAGCTTACCGATATTATAAAAGACTTCTGTTTTGATTCCAGAATACGAATGGATAAAAAAGGGTAAAGATTGGATTCGAGTTGAGAAGCCAGTCAACAAATGGAAAGGTATTCCTCCGATTGAGGATGAAATAAAAAAGCCGCTAGATTAATAGCGGCTTTTCTAATTATCAAACCAAAACATTATGAAAGGCAAATGTAATAGTTTTTTTATTACCAACAAACTAAAAAGCCATAAGTTATCGCTAGTAAAAGCATAACTATTAAAATTACTACATCCTCGTTATTTTCTTTCATTGTATCTTTTGGTTAAATATTCATAAGCCAATCGGTTACATTCTTTTGTGCCTCCGATCACTTCAATCTTGTACTTTTCTAATTTACCGTTATACGGTTCTCTTTTCTCTATTCCTTTTTTTGGTCTGCCTGCCATACTATATTATTTGTTTGTTTATATTCCTTTGGTATTTTTTCGATGATCCTCACACGCCAGCATCCAATCGCATTTTCCTCCATCACTCGAAAATTACTCGGCAAAGTTACAATAGAATTATCATATTGGCGCACTATTATAAACTTAGGATTTTGAATTGTGTTAATGTGGGTTATTTTCATTTTGCAAACCTACAACAAAACTTTTATATAAAAAAATTTTTTTATTCGGAATTACATTCTATATTTGCCTCATCAAACTTTAAAAACATTTATTATGAACAGATTTCAAAAAAACGATTGGCAGTATTTAATTGCGTTTGGCGCAGCAGTATGGTTTCTAACGCAAATAATATTTAGATATTAATTATGAAAACAGCAATGCAGGAGTTATTCTCACGATTAGAAACAGAACATCCGAATTTATTTAATTTACATTCGGTAGATGGTAGAAAATTTATAAACGATTATTATAAATTTTTAGAACTAGAAAAGCAACAGATAATAGATGCGTTTGATGTAGCTTGTGAAGATCAAAACAGAATAGGAAAAGAATATTATAATCAAACCTTTAAATAATTATGAATTACGACCACGATGTGTTAGGAGTTGGAAACTCACTACACCCAGCGAACCAAGTTGAAAATATCGATCCAAACGGATACGAGCAACTTGCAAACACTTTATTTAATGAAAAAATGGAGTGGATGAAAAAAGCAATTACCTTAGAGGTTTACATTAAAGAGATTAAATTTCTAGCGGATGGAATGTACGACAATAACGGATTAGCAACAATAATATCAAACCTTTTAAAAGACATAGAATAATGGAAGATTTAATAAGATTTCAAGCAGAACAATTAAGCGCAGTAAGACAAGAAAACGAGCGTTTAAACAACGAACTTAGACAAATTAAAGAGTTAATGCAAGCACTTATAAACGAGTGGGAGGTGCAAGATGCGGAAGTATTAAACTTTCCTCAACTTGATGAGGCGACTAAAGTATTTGACGAGGCATTTCAGAACCCTATTGAACAACTAAACAACTTGACAAATGGATTTTATAGAAGATAATATTATACTTTGCAGCTTACTAGCTGGATATATTTTAATGATGCTAATATTTATAGTTTTCATTTTGTTTTTTCCAAAAGAGATTATACAAGAATTTAACGAAGATTGGAAATAATGGATCGGAGAAAAGATTATAGCAGGTTCAAAATAACCATCATCGAGTTATGGTTTAGGTTCGAGTACTTCGGGCGACAAACATTTATTAATCGAATGGCAATATCATCTAAAAAGATTAACAGAATTTTAGACGAGTGGGAGCAGAATGACGAGTGCATTTTAGTAGAAAGTAAGTTAAATTATACCGCAAAAAGTTATTTATAGAAAAAATATAATAAAAAAACATTATGAAAAAAGCACAAATATTTAATAATCATTTTCAGAATTTTAAAACATATGCTATTCCAAAAGCGCAGTTAATTATTGCAGATATTCCTTATAATTTAGGAAATAACGCTTATGCTTCAAATCCAGCGTGGTATAAAGACGGTGATAATTCTAATGGAGAAAGTGAATTGGCTGGAAAAAGTTTTTTTGATACTGATGAGGATTTTAGACCAGCGGAATTTATGCACTTTTGCAGCACAATGTTAAAACCCGAAAAGAAAAGTATAAAAGTTGAGGGAGTTGCAAGACAAAAAAGCGATGCTCCTTGTATGATAATATTTTGCGCATTTGACCAACAGATGTATTTAATTGAATTAGCTAAAAGATATGGTTTAAACAATTACATAAATTTAGTTTTTAGGAAAAATTTTAGTGCGCAGGTATTAAAAGCTAATATGAAAGTAGTAGGTAATTGTGAATATGGTTTAATTTTTTATAGAGATAAATTACCTAAATTTAATAACAAAGGCAAAATGGTTTTTAATTGTTTAGATTGGGAACGTGATGATGCTGATATTGAAAAATTGCACCCAACGCAAAAACCTTTAAAGTTATTAAAAAAGCTGATTGAAATATTTACTGATGAGGGCGATGTTGTTATTGATCCCTGTTCGGGAAGTGGCAGCACATTAATCGCTGGTCAAGAATTAAAGCGTAAATGTTATGGTTTTGAAATTAAAAAACAATTCCATAAAGCTGCTGAAAATTGGATTGAACAAGAATATCAAAAACTTTCTGAAATTGAAGAATTTGGATTTGCTAAAACTTTAATTTCAAAACAACAAGAAACTTTATTTGCAGATTAAAAACTTTTTTTTATATTTGCAAAACAATCTGGTCAGAGATTGAAACAAAACTATAATCGATCCTAATTTTGCCTACTCTGACCAGTAGGATTTAAGTTAGGATTTTTTAATTTAAACATTATGAGTAAAGATTTATTTCAGTTAATGAGGGAGCAAGAAATTCAAACACAAAATTTCCTGCCAAACAAAAAAGAGATCCAGTTCTCGGCACAAACATTCATTAAAGAAGTTTTAGATGCTGGAGAGATTGACAAATTTGAACTATTAGCGCAAGCCAAACGAATGGGCGAGGCATTGGAAGTGATTAACGCTGAACTTTTAAAAGTACTCCCACAAGAAAACTTTGAAGCGTTTGGACTTAAAGGCACGTTCAGAAGCGGTGGCGAAACAATTAATTACAAAGATTGCGAAGTTTGGAGCGATATTAACCGAGAATTAAAAGAACGTGAGGAACTTCTTAAACTAGCTTTGAAATCGCAAAACGAAATATACGATGCGGCTGGAGTTCAAGTGCCTAAAGTATCAACAACGCCTCGCAAAAGCAGTTTGGCAATATCATTTTAATTTACTATATTTACATTTCATAATTAACCGATGCAAGGTTCGGGCATCTTAACTCCGATCCATAAACAAATATATTATTATGAGTACAACTTCAAACCGCAGACAAGCGTTTGCACAACCACAAACAAATCCAGCCACTAAATTTATCGAGTGGAAATCAAACGACAAATGTTTTTCTTATTATGACAAAGAAGCACAAAAGAACGTTGCAATCCCTTTGCCTTTTAAATTCCTTACACTAGATGAACTTCACACCATTAAAGGTTGGAATGATGCATCTGGAAGTAATATCTTTTCAAATGAGGTAAAATATATCTCCAAAGATATTATGACCGTTAAACCTTTTAAAGGTAACGAAATTGCAAAAGGTATTTATAAAGATATTAAAGACAAGATTGTTGCTGCTGGAGGGCATTACACAAAGTCAGTTTATATTATGCTTGAAGATGGAACCATTGCCAATATACAATTAAAAGGTTCCGCAGTTCAAGCGTGGGGAGATTTTACACAAAAGACACGTTCACGCCTTAGTGATGAATGGGTAAGCGTTAAGACCGCTAAAGATGGAAAAAAGGGAGCAGTTAAATTTTCAGTTCCAGAGTTTACATTTGATGGATCGCTTAACGATGAGCAAAACTCACAAGCCGATGAAGTATTCAACCAACTTGAAGCATATCTTAAAACATATTTAGTCAAAGCCGACATCGAGGTTGTATTGAACGGAGATATTGCAAATGACTTTAATGATATGCAGGATGCCGATGATGATGATGGATTAGACTTCTAAACGCCAAACAACACAACTAATTAAAGCCACCTTAATCGGTGGCTTTTTTTATTGACCGCTAAAGCAGTCAATCATATTAGTTTTTTAAAGTAAACATTATGAGTGTTTCCCTTATAGGGTATTAGAAAATAGAGTTGTAAAAATTTATAGTACCCCCCTTAAATAAAAAATAAATGTTTACTATGTTTACTTTAAAATTATAATTGTTTGATTTTAAACAATTTAAAAAAGTATAAATAAAAACGTTAACATAATATTAGCATATATAGGTTAATATAA